TCCACAGATGGTAAAATGATTGATGGGAACATGAGTGTACCCGAAGTGTTGAAAATTCTTAATGTGGAGGGCACACCTGTCGCTAAGGAAAAAGCACGAGAACTCATCGAGGCTTCTACGAAAGCAAACACACCGCTCTTCGCCTCGACTGTGAAAGACATTCTTACCAGTGGTAAGGTGGAGGGCTTTCAAGGTATCAATCTTGACCACTTTTCAAGTGAAGAATTGATGAGTAAGCCGGAAGATGAACTAAGTGGCGAAGAAAGGTTTTATCGAAGTGTGAGAGAGAACGGTTATCATAACGCCATTCAAGAAGCACAGCAAAACTTCGACCATAAACAATGGAGAACCCACCCTTCACATTCTATTCCTCGTGGTGTTGCCATGCAACTCAATCCACAACAATTTCAAATGTCCATGTTAGCGGCAGGTCTTGGAGTGGTAAGTGGAGATGTGCACAATGCAAAAGGATTTGGCAGTAAAACAAAGGCTCGTAAAACAAACGAAACAAAAAATCACCTTGATACCATTGTGCATTTCGACCCTCGTGTTTTAGACGATGAAGAGGGTATCTTTACACCGGGTGAAGAAATTGTTGAGTCTGCAAGCATGGGACAGCGACCTGTGGGTGCTCCAAATCCAAACAACGGCTCAATAATGGATATGTTTGATTCGGGAGCATGGCATCATGGTTATGAAGCAACACCTTCTATTGGTGCTGAATTTGACGCACAAGGTAATGTTGTAGTTGGTAGCAATGTGAGTACGGGTCTTTACCACAGTGTTCCTCAACAACTTTCCGAGATGGTGCATGGAAAAGAAACTGTACAAAATGTATGGTCAAATGCACCACCACCAATGTACCCCGACAATCCTCATCAAAGTATGAACATGGAAACCGCTGAAACTGCCAGCGAGGTTCCTTACACTGTCGCCGCCAGCGAAATGACAAATTTGATTACTTCGCTACTTGACCCCGATGTTTTATTGTCGAAGAGTGATGATGCGAAATGGAGTCCTCCTGTACGACCAATGCATCGTATTTTTGAAATGAGCGACCTTGAGCATTTGCGAGGTTTTACTGGTTCATGGGTAGTAAGTAAATGGTACGATGGTCAACGAATCATCATTGTACGCAAAGATGATGAAATCACAGCGTATAATGAAGATGGTAAAAAGAAAGGTCTTCGTAAAGCAACCAAAGAAGCACTGGATAAAATGAGTGACAAGAACTACACATTAGATGCGATTCTTGGGGAAGAGGAACTCAACATCATTGACATACTTAATTACGACGATACGAATGTTGCTGAAATGGCTTTGTTTGAGCGATTGAAAATCTTACGCTCACAGTTTGATAGTCAAGAACATGTCATTGTACCCGGTCCACATGATACTCGTATGACTGATGATGAGGGGTTAGAGGATGCTGTGAAGAACCTCAAAGAAGACCACGACAATATTCTACTTCGTGATAACAAGTCTACATACATGCGTGGTGAACGCAGACACCCTAAGTGGATTCTCTATAGAAATACTCGTGATTTCAATTTCATTGTTCTTGACCGTAGAGGTAATGGCCCTTACACATACCAACTTGGTGCTGGTCCTATTCTTGAAATCGAAGGTCTTGGAAACAGGGCTGTAGAACTCAACGGAGAGCATTACATGGATGTAGGAACTTCACACAATCAACAAAAGGTGTTCAAGGTAGGTGATATTGTACGAGCATCAATAACAGGTATATCGAAAAAGAATCGTAAAAACCGCCCAGTGTACAATGTACAATTCAAAGAAATCGAAGGGGATGGTGAAGGTGAAGGAGCCGCCAGCACAGAATCTCTTGACTTGATTACCAAGTCTTTCACTCCTATTCTTATTCCACACGACATTGAATATGTTGACGATGAAGTACATATTGTTCTCAAAGATGTTGATACAGTGCGTTATCAAATCGAAGAAATCGGTGACATGTGGTGCTTACACACACCAAAGAGCACAATGGGCGACCTTACAAAAACGGACTATCCTGTAGTGTTGGCTGAAAGTTTAATGCCATACTGGTCTTCTGTAGCACCTCTTATGCTCAAAGGATATTTGACAAAAGCAACCGAAGTTGATATGCCGAAGAAACCAACTGAAGCGCAAATGGAAGAAAATAGTGCGGGTATCATTGACGATGATGACGAGAATCGTTTGCTTAAGCCCAATCAAACCAAGAAAGCGTTGGAAATAATCACAAGAGCACTGGATAAAATCACTAAAGAGCGTATGACATGGACAGGGCCAAAGGGTCTTGGAATAGATGTTGGAACTCCGCAAGAATCACCTCGTGGCCCCACTAAGTTGCGTGACGATTCAACTCTTCCCGATTTTAGCGGTGAAAAGAAAATTACTGATGAAAAGAAAGAGAAGAAAAAGGAAGGACTGAACCACATTCAACTACAAACTGATGAAGGTGAAAATCTCTCTATAGACTACGAGGATGGACAGCCATTGGTATCTCACTCATAGCGTGTGGTATAAATACCATAACAATCAGTCGGATGGTTAATGCTCGCTATTCAACGGCCTACTGACGGTATCACTCTACTCAAGAGTGGTAGCGACTTGGTTGTTGCTGGCTACGCATCGGTTGAACTTGTTGACAAGCAAGGTGACCTTATTACCCGTGGAGCACTACGAGATGCTTTTGACGGGTTCATGAAAGGTGACAAATACCGCAATGTACAATTGGCACACTCCAACATTCAAGTTGGTGAAGTGATTGACAACTACATTGATTCTAACGGACGAATGTGGAAATCCGAAGTGGATGACACAGGAATGTTCGTTGTTGTACAACTCCGCAATGATATTGAGAAGGCTCGTGAAGTAGCCGCTGAAATCCGCAAGGGCAACCTTCGTGGATTCTCCATTGGAGGACAAGCATTCAAGCGAGTGCGAAAGTCCGACATGGAAAAAGGCGACTACCAAGAGATTTCAAAAATGGAATTGCATGAGGTGACAATTTGTGAAAAGGGTATCAATCCCGAAGCACAATTTAGAATTTTGAAGGAGGACACTACTATGACAGACGATAACAGTGATTTGAACGGCATTATGTCGAGGCTTGAAGCACGATTGGACGCAATGGAAAAAGGAGAACTACCTCCTGCACTCCGTGAGCACATGAAGGGCAAAGAAGGCTCCGATGAACCTAAAGAGGAAAAGAAAACCGAAGAAAAAGGTGACGACATGAAAGAAGACAAAGATGATGAAAAGATGTACAAGGGTGAATACAGCGATGTTATTTCTTCCGAATACCTATCTTGGATGGAAAACACTCTCAAGTCTGCTGGTGTTGACACCATGGGTGCACGAGCACACTTCGACAACTTGGAGAAGGCACAACTTGGTGGCTTCGACAACCCCGACGCCGTTGACGGTGCTGACTACTTCGGTGGTCAAGTCCGTGGCCGAGGACAAGAGAACGGAAGCCCATCAACTGGTGCAATTAACGCTATCACAGCAACAGGTGGAAAAACACCTGCTGGTGCAATGGGACCGGCTTCACTCTCTAAGGGCTACCTTAACAACGAAAATGTGAGCGATGCTGACATTGAAGCGGCTTACGAAGTCTACAAAGCCGCCGCACAAGAACAATACTTCCGCAACGACCTTGAAGGGCACTTTGCAAAGCGATTCCAAGAAGAAATGGAAGTCGCAAAGTCCCAAGCAGAAAAGGCCGCATTCGACGCACGAGAACCACTTTCGGAAATCGTGAAGTCCATCGAGCAACTTTCCGAGCGCATCGACAACATCGGCAGTGGTGCTTCAACCACTATCGCCAAGTCGGAAACTTCGGTTAATGTCCCTTCCACGCAAGACCTCGCCAACATGGGTTGGGATGAGGTTCACACGCTTGCACAGCGAACCTTGCGAGGGGCTTGAAAAACAAAATAAATGAGGTGAACAATTATGGCACGAGATTATATCCGAAACATTACAGACATGGAACGATACTACTACGGCGCAGGTACCGCCATGGGCTACTCCTACTCCGGTAGCGAGTTGCTCAAGGCTGACGCACCTATGCTTTCGACTACCGCTGGTACTTACCAAGCAATTTACGGTCGCAAAGTTTGGTCACAGTTGAACCAAGAGTTCAACGCCTTCTCCATCCTTCCAAAGCGACCTTGGGAACGCAGTGGTTGGCGAGTTATCACCGCCCGCCCTTCCTTCACGGTTGGCGGCGGTGTTGCAGAAAACGCAACCCTACCGGACACCACCAAACCTACCTTCCAGCACATTGCCGCAAAGCCGAAGACTGTGGTTCACACCTTCGACATGAGCGAAACCGCTATGTTCCTCTCCGACAAGGATGACGGGCTTGGCGACATTCGTGCAATCCTTAAGGAAGAAATGGGTAAGCACCACGCCGAGCACATCAACAAGATGCTCACTACTGACAAAGGAACTGTCGCAGGGAACGATTTCGAGTCACTCGACCGAGTGACCGTTGGTGCTTCCTCTACTGCAAACGAAGACATGTACTCCATTGACCGAAGCGCAAACTCTTGGTCACTTGCAGAACACAACGAGGCATCCGGTGTTGACCGAACTCTTTCGCTCGACCACTTGGATGACTTGTTCCAAAAGTGCTGGACTCGTGGTGGCAACCCGAAGGTTATCCTTACGGGCTACGACACTTTGATGCGCTTGCAACAACTTCTACAGTCGCAACAGCGATTCATGGAAGAGAAGCGAGTCACTCCTACCTACAACGGTGTGAAGGGTGTTCCGGGTATCGAAGCCGGTTTCCTCGTCGCAACTTACAATGGTGTTCCAATCATCCCATCTAAGGATATTCAAACAGACACCTTGAGCAGAATGTACTTCCTCGATACGGATTACTTGTACTTCTCTACCGCAATTCCAACCCAATACTACGAAAGTGGTATCGAAACTGGTGACCCATTCGCTATCAACCGACTTGGACAAGAAGGTATGTACCGAACCATGGGAGAACTATGGACGACTTTCTTTGGAGGACACGGCTCTATCCGTGACCTAAAGTGAGGGTTGAAAGCAAAAAAACATGGATGTGACATAATATGGCAACAGAAACAAAGACGCAAAAAGGCTTGACAATTTCGTTCGATGACGGAGATTTCACCAGCGGAACCGTATCGGTTCTTTTGGACCTCGACATGCGAACCGGAACACCAGTTGATGAAACTGGTTGGTTGAATGGTAATGCTGGTGGTTCATACCCCGGTACACTTACTGGATTTACCGCACAGAACACAGACGGCAACGCAGTTGGTTCTATGCGCTTGGTGACCATCGGGTTCACCTTGGCAGATGCGGCAGAACAGGTGTTGGTTATCACCGCAGGGGGTTCAAAACTCATCGGTGTGCTCGGTACTACTTTCGCAGTAGCCGACAAGACCCTATCTGCTTCCTTCACTAACACAGGTGCGGCTCCTGCCGCTAAGACTGGTGCGGCTCTTCCTGCAATCGTCCTTCACGGTGAAGCGGCTGGTGCAGGTACAGTGACCGTAATGATGCTCAACTGATGGTGATTAGATGCCCACAGTGACTTACACCGGCCCTTACTTTGAGAGGCGACGAAGAGATTCGGCTACCTCTTGGATTCGTGGTGAAGTAGTGGAAGTTTCACAAAAGTGGCTAAACGAGTGGCGACATACGCTACCCGCAAAGCACTTTAAAATTGAAGGCGATGAAGGAGTCACCGTTGACGGTGGCAATGACGGAATCCCCGACAGTGGTTGGTCACGAAAGGCAATCCTTAAGTGGTTGACCGACAACGAAGTAAGCAAGGGTAGCGGTTATCTTACGAAGACCGCCGCCCTTGCTCTCGTTGAAGGGCATCTAAACACAACAAATGAATAAGGTGAAAAAATATGGCGGCAAGTACAGCAACAATTGACCCAAGACCTACCGTTTTCGGTGACCGAATGATTATCACAGGCAGTTATACCGCAGGTGACACAGGAACGCTTACTATTGACTTGAGTTCTCAACTCTCAAGCATCGACTTCGCTGGCACTAACGGTGCTGGTGCACTTTCAGCAGTGGGAATCACTGACACAGGCGGTGCGGCTGATGCACAAGATGTTCACTTCAACAACTTGTGTCTTATCAACGGTACTTCCCTACTCATTGCCGCTGGTAATGGTGGTTTCCCTGTCAAAGCAGGTACATTCATCGCAATTGGTCGCCGCTCTTGAGGTGACTAACGATGGCAACATTAACCAAGATTGGTGTAAAGTGCTTCGGCCCTTTCTCTCCTAAAGAAGTGAGTTCACCCACCACATGGGCGGGTGTTGTAGAAGACCTAATCCAAGCGGTTAATGATTCGAGCAGTACGAGTTCTGTGATTGATACCGAAGTGTTCCCTGTTTTAGGCAATATCTTTGTCATGGTGACATACCAACTCGCTTGAGGTGAGTAGGTATGGGGTTTGATGTACGAAACATTGACTTGAGTGACATTGTTCGTGCTGGAAAGCAAGACCGTAAGGCTGACTTCCAATATGGAAGTGATGTGGTTTCAAACACCAAGAGTCCACTTAGCGGTGTGACGAGTGCACAGCGAAAGCGCAATCAAGAAATAGGTGATGTGCTTAACATCGGAGCAGGTACACGCTGTACCCATTGCGGTTTCCTTCACTTTATGTGGAGAGCCACATGTGGTGCTT